CTACAGGAAACATCTAGAAATAATGGGAGAGCACAGAAACTCCTACTCAAAAACAGACCATGATGCAACCTTCATGAGAATGAAAGAAGATCATATGAAAAATGGTCAATTAAAACCAGCCTGCAACATCCAACTAGCAAGTTCCTCAGGCTTCATCATAGGAGAAAATATATCCCATCATCCATCCGACATGAACACCCTAAAACCATTTCTAAATAAACTACTAAAAAACTATCCCAACAAACTAAACAAGATAGTAGCAGATGCATGATATGAAAGTGAAGAAAACTATGTATTTCTTGCAGAACACAAACTAAATTCATACATAAAACCATCAAACTACGAACAATTAAAAACTAGAAAGTATAAAAAAGAAGATGAATTCAGAAAAAGCCTTAGATATGATAAAACATCAGACAAATACATATCACAAGAAGGCAAAGAATTCATAAGGTGCACTGATAGATACAGAAAAAGAAAAAGCGGATACACAACAACCAGCAAAGTATACAGATGCTTTAACTGGAACAAAGATGGTCAGAAAACCAAAGGAATCTACATAGCAGAAATCTTTCAAAAATATAGGAAAGAATCCTTAGAAAATATAAGCTCAGACCAAGGAATAGAAGAAAGAATAAATAGATCAATCCAAGCTGAAGGTGCATTTTCCAAAATAAAATCAGGACTAAACTACAACAGATTCCACCATAGAGGAAAATCAAATATAATAAGTGAGGTATGCCTTTTATCAATAGCCCTAAACTTAAATAAATTGGCCTCAAAAATAGAAAATAAGAACTTAGAAATCATAAAATACAAAGCTGCTTAGGAAAAATATTTATGATAGATAGCTTTATTAAGTGACCCTAATTTTAAGAAAAATGTGGAAAAATTTATTCTCATCTTAAAAATTTCAATAAAAATTAATGGCTTGATACGGATATACAAGAAAAAAAGTGATGAGCAGAATAGATTTATCTATTCTGCAACATCACCTTTTTCTTTGCCTGTGATTTGTAAGGGAGATGACCCTTTCAGAAAGGAGGCAAACATGAGGCATAAAATAATCATCAATGTAACAAATGAGAAAGGACAAAAGACAAATGTCCTTAAAGGTGCAGTCAGAAAAATTCCAAACAGATTAATAAAATTTTTGTTTGGAGACTACAGACAAATTTATCTATTAGACCCTGGGATGACAGTTGATTCAGTGGATGTTAGAGAAATCGAGAAAGGAGAAGAAAGTGTCAAGAATAAAGCTACTAATGGAAATCAAAGAAGATGCAGAGAATCTTGCATCTAGTATAGGTGTCCTTCTCAAAGCTTTAGAAAGTGATGAGGAAGTTCCTAAAGAGGGAGAGGAAGTAAAACAAAATGAAAAGATCTATGAGATTGAAGATGTTAGAAAGATACTAGCCGATAAATCAAGATTAGGTCATACAGCTAAGATAAGAGAACTTTTAGAAAAGTATGGGGCTAAAAAGTTATCTGAGATTGATCCAAGTAACTATAAAGACTTGGTAGCAGATGTGGAGAAACTCTGATGGGCGATCACGCAATATTATCTGCATCAAGTAGTTCACGCTGGATTCACTGTCCACCAAGCGTTAGGCTTTCTCAAAAATACGAAGATGAAGTTAGTCCTTATGTACTTGAAGGCACCTCAGCTCATGCCTTAGCAGAATATAAGCTTAAAAAGTTATTAGGCTTAGATATCAAAGATCCAACAGAGGATTTAGATTTTTATGATGAAGAAATGGATGAGCTAACTGAGGGATATGCTTCATATGTGACAGAAGTAATAAGTAGGTACGAAAGCCCAGCCGTCTTTGTGGAAGAAAGACTTGACCTATCAGACTATGTTAAGGAGTCCTTTGGAACTGATGACTGTGTAGTTGTTGGAGAAAAAGAACTTCATGTAATAGATCTAAAGTATGGTCAGGGAGTTTTAGTAGATGCTAAAGAAAACACACAACTCATGTTATATGGACTAGGTGCTCTGACTCTCTTTGATGGAATTTATGATATCGAAAAAGTAATTCTTCATATCTATCAACCAAGAAGGTGTAACATCTCATCTTATGAAATTAAAAAGACAGAACTTTATAAGTGGGGAGAAAGCGTAAGAGAGATTGCTGAGAAAGCTTATAGAGGCGAAGGAGAATTCTCTTGTGGAGAATGGTGCATCTTCTGTAAAGCTAAAAATAAATGCAGGAAAAGAGCAGAAGAGAATCTAAAACTAGCACAAGAAGAATTTACCCTACCACCAGAACTATCTGATGATGAAATTGAAGAGATTCTACCAAAACTAGACGAACTGGAACAATGGGTCAAAGATATCAAAACCTATGCTTTAGAAAAAGCAATGAAGGGCCATAGATGGAAGAATCTAAAACTTGTTGAAGGCAGGTCAAATAGAAAATACCGAGATGAAGATGAAGTAGTTAAGAAAGTAAGGGAACTGGGATTTAACCCATTTGAAGAGAAGTTACTTGGTATTACATCTATGACTAAGTTACTAGGTAAGAAGATCTTTGATGAAAACATCTCAGACTTATTAGAAAAACCAAAAGGAAAGTTAATCTTAGTAAGCATTGATGACAAGCGAGAAGAAGTAAAAATTGACAATGTTAAAGAAGAATTTGGAGTGGTTAAGGAATGAAAAAAAATACCACTTACAAAAGGACTTTATGCATTAGTTGACGATGAAGATTACAAAGAACTATCAAAATATAAGTGGTTTGCCAGACGGACAAGGCAATATCCTGACGGGTCGCATGACCATGTATATGATAATGGAAATGTCAGAGTTCACAAATCTAATAAAACAGCAGCTGGCAAAAATTGGCTCTCATTAGCAGCTGGAATTATAGCGCTAGGTATAGCAATATTATCTCCGATTCCAGGGGATGAGCTAATAATTGGCGGAGCATTACTAGGAATATAGTCAATAAATAGCATCTACATTAGTAGGTGCTTTTCTTATACCTAAATTTAGGAGGTGGTAATATAAACATACTAAATTTAATATTTAAATCTAGAGACAAACCTAAAGACGGGGAGAGGATATCTTCATCGTCTTTTTTATTTGGGAGAACAACAGCAGGAAGGAATGTCAACGAATTTACTGCTATGCAAATGACGGCAGTTTATTCATGTGTGAGAGTTCTTGCTGAAACTTTAGCAGGACTTCCTCTTCATTTATATAAAAGAGGAAATTCTAATTCAAAGGAAAAAGCAAAAGACCACGCTATATATTTTCTTTTGCACGATGAGCCAAATACTGAAATGACTTCATTTGTATTTAGAGAAACACCAGATAATTCGTAATGGAAGAAATGAGATCATTGGACTTTATCCACTAATGCCAAACAAGATGACTGTAATGCGAAGTGAGGATGGTGAAATCTTCTATAAATACAATCACAAATCAGAAGAAGTTTATCTTTTAAAAGAAGATGTACTTCATATACCTGGACTTGGGTTTGATGGACTTATTGGATATTCACCAATAACCATGGCAAAAAATGCCATTGGTATGGCTATGGCTTGTGAAGATTATGGAGCGTCATTCTTCCAAAATGGAGCACAACCAGGTGGAGTTTTAGAACATCCAGGTATTATTAAAGACCCAGAAAGAGTTAGAGAGTCTTGGAACGCAGCCTTTCAGGGGCCTAAGAACGCCAATAAAGTGGCTGTACTTGAAGAAGGGATGAAGTATCAACCAATAGCTATAGCACCAAGTGAGGCCCAGTTTTTGGAAACTAGAAAGTTTCAGTTAAATGAGATAGCAAGAATTTTTAGAATCCCACCTCATATGATTGGAGATTTGGAGAGATCGTCATTTTCAAATATAGAACAGCAGTCACTTGAGTTTGTTAAATATACTCTCGATCCTTGGATTGTTCGTTGGGAGCAATCCTTGGAAAGAGCACTACTAACAAAGAAAGAAAAAGAATCCTACTTTATTAAATTCAATCTTGACGGACTTCTAAGAGGAGACTATGAATCAAGAATGAATGGATATGCTGTGGGAAGACAGAATGGGTGGATGAGTGCAAATGACATAAGAGAATTAGAAAATCTTGATAGGATTCCAGCTGAAGAAGGTGGAGACTTATACCTTGTAAATGGAAATATGCTACCACTTGATAAGGCAGGTAGTTTTTATCAGCAGAAAGGAGAAGAAATAAATCCTAATGAAGAACAATAAGATATTTTGGAACTGGAAAAAGGGTTCAAATGAACTCTATATAGATGGAGTTATTGCAGAAGAGTCTTGGTTTGATGATGAAATCACACCAAGGCTCTTTTTTGAAGAATTAAAAAACAAAAGTGGAGATATAACTGTGTGGATCAACTCCCCTGGTGGTGATTGTATAGCTGCATCGAGAATTTACACCATGCTTTTAGAGCACAAAGGAAATGTGACAATTAAGATTGATGGGCTTGCAGCATCTGTCATTGCCATGGCAGGAACTGAAGTATTGATGAGTCCAACATCATTAATGATGATTCACAACCCTTTAATGTAGCTATTGGTGACTCAAAAGAAATGCAAAAAGCTATAGATATGTTAAAGGAAGTTAAAGAATCAATCATCAATGCCTATGAGATTAAGACGGGTTTATCTAGAGAAGAGATTTCTAATCTAATGGATGGAGAGACTTGGTTTGATAAGAACAAGGCTATTGAGATGGGTTTTTGTGATGGAACTCTCACTGACAAAAGAAAAGATGAAAAAGTCACGAACATGGTCTTTTCAAGGCGAGCAGTTACAAACTCGCTTTTAACAAAGATAAATAAAGAAGTAAAAACTCACTCAATGAGAGAAGTAGAAGAAAGATTAAACAAAATTAAAAATACTTGGAGGTAAAAAGCTATGAACTTAAAAGAACTAATGGAAAAGAGAACTAAAGCTTGGGATGAGGCAAAGAAATTTGCTGAATCTAAGAAAGATGAAAATGGTCTAATGTCTGATGAAGACTTTAAAACATATGAAGATATGGAAAGAATTATCGAGAATTATACTCGTGAAATCGAAAGAAAGAAGAGGGAAGAAGAAATGGATAAATCCTTGGAAAAACCTACTACTCAAGCACTAACAAATGAACCTGCTACATTTAATGAAGAAGATAAACCAATGAGAGCAAGAAATGTCTACAAGAAATCTATGATGAAGGCATTAAGAACTAATTTTAGAGATATTTCAAATGAATTAAAAGTAGGTACAGATGAAAGTGGAGGATATTTAGTTCCAGAAGAAATGGAAGTAGATATTGTAAATGGTCTTGAAGATGAAAATATTGTAAGAAAATTAGCTACAAAAGTTCAAACTTCAGGACTTCATAAAATCAATATTGCAGCTACAAACCAGCTGCCCTATGGGTTGAAGAAGGTGGTCAACTAACCTTTGGAGATGGCACATTTGATCAAGTATCTCTTGATGCACATAAACTCCATGTTGGTATTAAAGTTACTGAAGAACTTCTCTATGATGCAGCCTTTAATCTAGAAAAATACATCACTGAAGAATTTACTAGAGCACTAGCAAATGCTGAAGAAGATGCCTTCTTAAATGGTGATGGAGTAAATAAACCTACAGGAATTTTTGACTCTAAAAAGGGTGGAGAACTTGGAGGAACAACAAAGGCTCAAACAATTACTGCAGACGAACTAATCGATTTAGTTTACTCGCTAGATAGACCATATAGAAAGAGAGCAGCCTTCATTTTAAATGATGCAACAGTTGCTCAGATTAGAAAACTTAAAGATGTTAATGGGGCATATATTTGGCAACCATCACTTAAAGATGGAGAACCAGATAGACTTTTAGGATATCCTGCTTATACATCTGCCTTTGCACCAAAAGCTGAAAAAGGAAAACTTGCAGTAGCCTTTGGCGATTTTTCATATTACAAGATTGGAGATAGAGGAAATAGGTCTTTCCAAGACTTAAAGGAACTATTTGCTGGTAATGGTATGGTTGGTTTCTTAGGTAAGGAAAGAGTTGATGGAATCTTAGTTTTAAGAGAAGCAGTTAAACTATTAAAAATTGGTGCTACTGCCTAAGGAGTAAATTATGATTACTCTTGAGGAGGCAAAGTCCTATTTAAGGGTGGATTTTGATGATGAGGATGAGATGATTGAATCTCTCATCCAATCATCAATCAAACATTCTATGGATGTCGCTAGAGTTGATAGTGAAGAAGAACTTTCTAAAAATCCAAATGGAAAGATAGCCGTCTTCTATATGACCGCTTATCTTTATGAACATAGAGAGGAGGCAGATTATTCTGAATTAAACTTAACTCTAAGGGCTCTATTGTTTGGAATGAGAAAGGCTGAGTTCTAATAAAGATATCGGATTTAAATAGAAAAATAACCTTTCAAAATAAAAATATTGAGGTAGATGAAATTGGTAACCAAAAATCAGTATGGACAGATTATCTGAAAACTGCAGCTTATATTTCTTTTCAAGGTAAAGGCGAAGAAGTTTTTCTAGGGATGGAAGTAGATAGGTCAGATATTTCTTTTACTGTAAGATTTCAAAATAGGTTGAAGAAGCTTAATACATCAGAGTACAGAATTCTATTTGAAGATGAAATTTACAACATCATCTCGATTGACTTTATGAACTACAAAAATAGACTTATAAAGTTTAGATGTAGGAAGGTGAGTAGATGAATGTAAAAATTGAAAACCTCGCCAGTGAAATAATGAAAGGCTTAGAAGAATATTCTGATATGGCAACAGATGAAGTCAAAAAGGAAGTCAAAAAAACTGGTAGCAATATTAGAAAAGACATACAAGAAAATGCACCTGTAGGAGAAACAAAGAAATATTCTAAGTCCTGGTCTGTAAAAACTATGAAAGAAACTTCAAACTCAATAGAACTCGTTGTCCATTCAAGAAATAGATATCAACTGGCGCATTTGCTTGAGAAAGGGCACGTCCTAAGACAGGGTGGAAGAGTATCTGCTAGGCCTCATATTGGACCAGCTGAGGAGAAAGGAATCAGAGAATTGGAAGAAAATATAATGAGGAAACTAAACTATGGATAAGTTATTAAAGATAATTGAAAAGATAGGACTTCCTTTTGCATACTCTCACTTTGCTGAGGGAGAAAGTCCAGACCCACCATTTATGTTTTATCTATTTCCAAAGAATAAACACTTTGGTGCAGATGGAGTAGTATTCTATAAGAACACCGAGATAGACTTAGAACTTTATACTGATAAGAAAGATTTAAAATTAGAAGAAAAGATAGAAGAGATACTTGATAGAGAAAAAATCTATTATGAAAAATCTGAAGTTTGGATTGAATCAGAAAGACTCTATGAAGTTTTATATGAATTCACACTTAATTTAAAAATTACGGAGGTAAATAATAATGGCCAATAAAGTTAAATTTAATATTTGTAACGTACACTACGCTCTCTTTGATAAAACTGAAGAGGGCGTTATTAAATATAAGACACCAGTGCCAATGCCTGGTGCTGTTTCAATATCATTAGATCCAAATGGTGAGCCAGAAAGCTTTTATGCAGATGGAATTGAATACTACACTATTTCAAACAATATGGGATATGATGGAGATTTAGAAATCGCTCTTATTCCAGAATCCTTTAGGACAGATGTTTTGATGGAAAAATCAGATTCCAATAAAGTTTTAATTGAGTCCTCAAATTCTGAAACTGCAAATTTTGCACTATTATTTGAGTTTGATGGCGACCAAAAGAAAATCCGACATGTCATGTATAACTGTTCAGCAGCAAGACCTACTCTCGAAGGAGAAACCAACGAGGAGTCAAGAGAAGTTCAACCAGAAACCTTATCTATTCAAGACCACTTCCAAATGGAAATGTAAAGGCTAGAACAGGTGAAGAGACTACGAAGGAAACTTATGATGGTTGGTATAAATCAGTTTATCTACCAATAGAAACTTCATCTTCTTCTACAAGAACAACAGGAGGTAGTAGATAATGGCATTAACAAAAACTATAAAAATTGATGGAAAAGATGTTATATTTCGTGCATCTGCAGCTATTCCAAGAATCTATAGATTAAAGTTTGGTCGAGACATCTTTAAGGAACTAGAAAAGTCCATGAAGAAAAACGACAAAGATAAATCTAATCTTGATATTGGTTCACTTGAGTTATTTGAAAATATAGCCTATGTAATGGCAAAGCATGGAGACAAATCTGCTCCTGATAGTCCAGAAGAATGGTTAGATAATTTCTCAACTTTTTCAATTTACCAAATTCTACCTCAGTTAATTGAGTTATGGGGACTTAACATAAAGTCGGAAGAAATTCCTAAAAAAAAGTAAGACCAACAGAAAGATCAATGACTACACCCTTATTCCTATTAAGGGCAGTGGAACTTGGTCTTTCTGTTTCTGATTTATCACTACTAACAATTGGACTGGTAAATGATATGTTCACAGAAAAGAATAATGATGACTTTAGATATAAGGAAGTAGCTACACAAGATGACTTTGATAAGTTTTAAAATTATTTTGAAAGATGAATAGATCGAAGTATATTAATAAAAAATGAGTTCAGGAGGTACAAAATGAAAAGAAGAATAACATTTTTGTTGATATTCTCAATTTTATTATCAACAATAGCACCAGCTGCAAAATCATATGCGTCAGGAAATCAAAATGGTAATATTGCAGAGACAAGTAACAATCAGTCTAATGTAAAAGTAACTGATGATGGTATATTTATAAATGAAAAATTCTATACCCAGGAAGAATTTACAGATTTACTAGATAGTGCTATACTTGTTTCAGAAAATAATACTAATGGAATATCTACAAGGAGTGCGGAAATAGCAGATGCTGGTGCAGCGTTAGTAGCGGGTACATGGTGGATACCTGGAGTAGGAGAAGTGGTAGTAACTGCTGCTGGAGTTATTATTGTCGGAGGTACTGTTGTTGCTGTTGGCTCATGGGCATATAAAACAGTAACTAATTGGTTTAAAAATAGAGCATATAATAAAGCTAAAGAAAATGGGTCCAAAACAAATGATCACTCAACTCAAACAGGTGGTAGTCTACCAACAAAAGGTAGACCTAATTCATCGAAAGATAAGAAAAATCCTAAGACTGGTAAGGTAGTTCAAAGAAGGTATTATGATAAGGATGGAAATGCAGATATGGATATTGATTATACTAATCATGGAAATCCAAAACAGCATCCTAAAGTTCCACATAGACATGATTGGGAAAATGGTAAAAGAGGACCAGCGTATTAAAATGGGAAATTATAATTTAGAAAGTTTTAAAGAAGACATTAAAGCAAATAGAGAGTTTGAATTTAGTTATCAGGATAAAATGTACTCTCTTACTTTTTCAAAGGAGGGATATATTTTTACTGATATTTGTGAAAAAAAAGATTCGGTATACAATTCATATGCTGATTTACTAAATTATACAAAAATAGAAGGAAAAAAAATTGAAGAAATAATATCTGGAAAGCTTTATGATGATTTAAGTATATATTAGAAGGCTTTATTAACTAAAATTATTTTTTTAGCATCTATCAAAATGGTAGGTGCTTTTTTGATGCTTAAAATTAAGGGGGTGAGATATTGGCAAATAGAATAAAAGGGATAACTGTTGAGATTGGTGGAGATACTACCAAATTACAGACAGCTTTAAAACAAGTTAATACAGAGATTAAACATACTCAGTCTGAACTTCGTGATGTTAATAAACTTCTAAAACTTGATCCTGGCAACACTGAACTTATCTCCCAAAAGCATAAGCTATTAGGACAGACCTTAGAAGAAACAAAAAATAAATTAACTTCTTTGAAAGAAGCACAGAAACAAGCTGAACAGGCTCTTGCAGAAGGTAAAATCTCCCAAGAACAATATGATGCCCTTAAACGAGAGATTATTGAAACAGAACAAGCCCTAAAGAATCTAGAAAAGCAGGGAGCAACAACTAATCAGACTCTACAAAATATAGCCGCTACTGGAGAAAATGGCAAAATACTGATCAGAACATTGAGAATGTAGGTAAAGATATTATGCCAGTATCTCTTGCAGTAGCAGCTGTAAAGACTGCATCAGATTTTGATTCTGGTATGGCAAAGGTAAAAGCAGTATCAGGTGCAACTGGATCAGACTTTGATGCTTTAAGAGACAAGGCTCGTGAAATGGGAGCTAAGACCAAGTTCTCAGCAAGTGAAGCAGCTGATACTATGAACTACATGGCAATGGCTGGTTGGAAAAGTAAGGACATGATTGGTGGTATCGAAGGAATTATGAACCTTGCTGCTGCGAGTGGTGAGGATTTAGCAACCACTTCAGATATTGTTACAGATGCCCTTACAGCCTTTGGTTTAAAAGCAGAAGACTCTTCTCACTTCGCTGATGTTTTTGCTGCTGCATCATCTAATGCAAACACCAATGTTTCGTTAATGGGTGAGACCTTTAAATATGCTGCACCTATTGCTGGTGCTCTTGGATACTCAGTTGAAGATACTGCAGTAGCTATAGGTCTAATGGCAAACTCAGGAATAAAGGGTTCACAAGCAGGTACAGCTTTAAGGGCTGGACTAACTAGACTTGCATCACCGACTAAAGAAGTTATGAATGGAATGTCCATGCTAGGCTTATCTATTGAAGATGTACAGGGACTTTCTCTTGATGAAACTCTAAGAATATTTAGAGACTCTTTTGCTAATTTAGACGGAACTCAACAAGCACAGGCAGCATCCATGATATTTGGCAAAAATGCCATGTCTGGAATGTTGGCAATTATAAATGCCAGTGAAAAAGACTATAACAGTTTAAGTGATGCCATCTATAACGCAGATGGAACAGCAGAAAAAATGGCTGCTACTATGCAGGATAACCTAGCTGGCCAATTAAAGATTTTACAATCTGCCTTAGAAGAATTGGCTATATCCTTTGGAGAACTTTTAATGCCTGCTGTTAGAAAAGCAGTAGATATATTAACAAAACTGGTAAATGGACTTAATGGACTTCCAGAACCAGTAAAAGGTATTATTGCAGGTTATAGCTGCTCTTGGACCTGTCCTTATGATTGTAGGAAAACTTATCTGGTCAATAGGTACTATTATGACCAAAGGACCTCTAATAGTAGGAGGAATAACTAAGATAGTTGGAATCTTTACAGGTACACTTATACCAGCAATCACTGCAGTAGTATCAGCCATAGGTATTGTTCCTATTGCTATTAGTGCAGTAATAGCTGGTCTTGTTCTTTTATGGAAGAAGTGCGACTGGTTTAGAGAAGGGGTCATCTCCATATGGGAAACTATTAAGGAATCAACTGTTGCCATTTGGAATGGAATAAAAGAATTCTTCGTAAACCTCTGGCAGGGAATATCAGAATCTTGGACAAGTACCTGGACTGAAATCACAAGTTTTCTATCAGAATTTTGGTCTGGATTTATTGAAGGGGTGAAGACTACTTGGAAAGGTATCAAGGACTTCTTTGCCAACCTATGGAATGGACTTTCTGAAGGATGGAACAGTATATGGACATCTATAACAACTTTCCTAACTGAATCTTGGAATACCTTTATTGAAGGAGCAAAGAGTCTATGGCAAAGTTTAGGAGAATTCTTTACGAGCCTCTGGACGGGAATTCAAACAACTTTTACCAATATATGGACAGCTATTTCAACTACAACTACAGAAGTATTTACAGCAGTTGGAGAGTTTATAAAAACTACTTGGGAAGGTATTAAGACTTTAATTTCAACCGTTCTTGATGCTATAAAGGTAAAAGTAGAGACCATTTGGAATGGACTAAAAGAGTTTTTAACAACAGTCATTACTGCCATTGGAACATTTATTTCTACATCCTGGACAAACATAAAAACTACAATTGAGACTATCTTGACTTCTATTAAGATAGTCCTTGAATCAATCTGGAATGGGATAAAGACCTTTATCTCATCAACAATGAATAACATTAAATCCTTAGTTTCATCTGCTTGGAATTCCATAAAGTCGACTATTTCATCTGCAGTAAATACCGCGAAGTCAGCAGTATCGTCTGCCTTTAATTCTATGAGATCAAGCATTTCATCGACCATGTCAAATATTCAGTCCACTATTAGAAATGGATTTAATAATGCAGTTAATCACATTAAGAATTTGGCATCCCAAGCTTATACATGGGGAGCCGATATGATTAACGGAATTGCTAGAGGGATTAGAAGTGCGATTAGCAATGTGACATCTGCTGTATCGAATGTGGCATCAACTATTAGGTCTTACTTGCACTTTTCAGTTCCAGATGTTGGCCCACTAACTGATTATGAATCTTGGATGCCAGACTTTATGGAAGGTTTATCTAAGGGAATAGAAAAGAGCAGGAAATTAGTTCAATCTTCGATGGAAAATGTAGCAAGTGATATGGTTTTAAGTCCCAATATATCATCTCTAGGTATTGGGGGACACGATAAAGAACCTACTGTAAATGGAATTGATATAGGAAGACAAATATCCGATGCACTTGCAAACATCAATTTAAAATCGGAAAATTCTGGAGATATAGTCATACCAGTTTATCTTGGAGGGACTCTCCTTGATGAAGTTATTGTCAATGCATCTATGCGCAAGAATTTAAGGAGTGGAGGTAGGTAATGAAATATCAATCATATTTAATTATTGAAGGAGTAGACCTACCTCTACCAAATTCTTATGATTTGGAGTTTAGAGATATAGAGGCAGATACTGAAGGAGAAACAGAGGCAGGCACTATTCAAAGGGATATTGTTAGAAATAAAATAGCAAGTATTTCTGTAAGTTTTTCTTGTAGTCCTAAACTTGTAAAGACCTTAAGCAATTTTGCTAACAAGTCTAATCTTAAAGTTAAATTCTTAGATACAGAAACATTGGAACTAAAAGAGACACAAATGTATATAGACAAGTTTCAAGTCAAACTAATAAAAGATACTTCTTATAAAGGGTTGTGGGAAGTATCTTTTTCTTTGGAGGAGTATTGATGTATCCAACAAGTAATGAATATAAAACAGTTATAAAAAAGAATTCTCGTAAATTTTACTGGACGGGAAATATCATCTTAAAAGATGAAACAATCATTCCATTTACCAATAAGGATATTTTAAAAGGGTCTGGGTACATCCATCGTTCCTGCTCTGGATCTTCTGAACTTGAAATAGGCACAGTTTATGCTGGAGAGTTTGGAATTAGCCTTTTTTCAAATATAGATAGGTATTCTTTAGAGGATTCAAAGCTAGAACTTTTTTACCATCAAGAATTAGAAAGCAAAAAGATAGAAACCATACCAATGGGAATCTTTGATGTTACTGAGACAAATAGGTCTAAGAAGATTTTAGAACTAAAAGGTTATGACTATATGCTTAGGTTTGATAAGAATTTCCCAGTTACAGATACCTTTGGCACAGCCTTTGAGTTACTAAGTCTTTCATGTGAGAAGTGCAAGGTAGAACTAGGTATGACAGAAGATGAGGTAAAAGCTTTTGTTAATGGTGAGGAAGTTTTGGCAATTTATCAAGACCATGATATAGAAACTTATAGGGATTTTATTCACTATATAGCATCTACCCTTGGTGCTTTTGCTGGGGTTTCTCGTGATGGTAAGTTAGTTTTAAAAAAGTATGCAGAAAGAATATCCACTGAAATTAAAACAGCAGAGAGATTTTCTTCATCCATATCAGATTTTAAGACAAGATATACAGCCATCAACTCAACAAATGCAAAGACTAAAATAGCTGAATACTATTCTTTAGAAAATGATGATGGATTAACTATGAACCTTGGAATAAATCCACTTATGCAATTAGGACTTCCAGAAAAAAGAAAAAGAATGTGTGAGGCTCTTCTTACTGAAATTTGCAAGATTCACCACACACCTTTTGATATGGTAACCATAGGAGACCTCAGCCTCGATGTAGGAGATAGGATAGCTATTTCTTACGAAGAAGAAAAGATTGAAGGGCTTATTACTGACATTGAATACAAGATAAATGGAAAGCACAGGATTTTAGGAGTTGGGAAGAATCCGTACCTATCCAAGGCCAAAAGCAAGAATGATAAAAATATAGTTGGAC